CGCTCCAGTGTTGATAGGGCCACGTTTCTTACCACCTACGTTGTACCTTTTTTTTACAAATCGCTTTGCGCCTTTTACCGCTTTCTTCAAAAACTTCACAACCATCTGTTGTATATTATAATTAGATAATTATTTAAGCCGTTTTTTTAATTAATATATTTTCCTAAAGATTCTCCATTTTCATTAAACTTTTAGTAATTGGATCAATTGTCCAAATTCTCCATCTATCCATTGAGAGCATATTAAGGTCTGGAATAAAATTGCTGAAGACCCATATTTGAGGGGAATCAATCCACCATTCTTGATATTTATAGCGGAAATCATATAATTTACCTTTTTTAATTTGTTCAATTGCGGAATACATTCCGTATAATCTATCTTTTGACATTGCCCGTGGCAAATCCAAACATATTGGAGACGGGTTGCGCATGTCTTTAGCCATACAAATATCACAGAGTGATTGGATGAGAAGATTAGCATCATTCACGGGTGGCATATCTATACCATGTCCATATAATTGACATAAAACAGAAATCGTAGATTTCCCCATATTTCCATGTTGATCATAAATCAAATTTATACTCCGCTTATCTAAAATATCACCCGAGTCAAAGATGGTTTTTTGATAGGGCATTAACTTATCCATTAGCCCTTGATATTGAATTGGAATATATACATTACTCTCCCTTTCGTCCCAAGGGCCATCAATACGAGTTTCTTCTTTCAGAACATAGAATAAGTCCCCCTTCATTGCCACTGCATTCACCGTGGGCTCTAAATAATTCGGGGGCTTGATTTTAACAAACATCTTTAACAACTCATCCTTCCTGTGCTTTTTAATCAGCGACATTCTACCTTGATAATGTTTATAACCAGTCGATTCGCCTTGCTCCAACTGAAAAGAGAACTTTTTACATAAGGTTTTTAACTGGCTGATGATAATCGTGTGGGTTAATTCGTCCGTTGCACTCATGCGAAAATCCCACGAAGCACATTGATTCATATAATTAGATTAGAAAATAATCTTTAAGTATATTCATAAAACGAGTTTTTGGCGACTACGTCTGGAATGACACAAAAACTCTCTATCTCTTTATTTAACTTATTGGCTCAATTGGCTCAAAATTGAGGTATATGAAATATGTACAAAGAATTCAAAAGAATTCTCCTAAAGAATTGAAGTTTTCGGAAAATCCCGAGAAAACTAAAATTTTTAGTATAATTTTTTAATTTTCTTCTCACAAAAAAAATACAAAATTAATGGAATGTTGCCGAATGCTGTTTTATTAAAATCATGAAAAGTCCAAAGGGAGTACCCTTACTAATTATCGTAAAAATAGTATGTATAAGAAGCCTGAACTTCTAAGCCTGTTAATGCAGCGGTGGCTGGAACGTTTGCTGTTGAAACTGTTGAACTTCTATTTCCGCTTTCTGCGCGATAAACTAAAAAGATCTGAGAACGGCCATTTGCCAAATCTGTCAATGGATTGTTGGTTATGGTAGAACCACTATAACGGACATGGTGTCCTTTTCCACGGTTAAATTTAAGTGGCATGTTAAGATATTTTATGGTCTTCGTACCACTAATTTGTTCTCCTTGTAATGTGCAAGACATTTTACGAGCAAGTCTCCAGTCGCCCATTTTATCTATATTTCGAGCCGATTGATAATCAATAACTCCCGAAAATACCGTAGGTTGATATATTGATGCTAGTGCATCTGTTTCTGAAATAATAGCACCACCGTTGTAGTGCCAAATCTCTATCGAGGCTTTGTTTGAAATAGCCGTATTTGCTTGTTGCGAAACCATAAACTGAAAATATGCAGAGTGTAATTTGATTGAGTCTCCATTGCGGGATTCCGCAGTAAGACCCTGAGAAATAAGTGGAGTAATATCGAAGCATCTCACTCCTGTTGCATTGACCGCCACTTGACCCACGCCTACAGGCTGTCCAAGTGTGCTTTGCGCTGTTATAGAAAATGTCTTTTTCTCTGCATTAATCATCATGGCTAACCTTGCAACATCCTTCGCTATCGCTCCAGTGTTGATAGGGCCACGTTTCTTACCACCTACGTTGTACCTTTTTTTT